GCCTGCCAGCCTGCCTCATCACCGCTTAGGTCTAGGTCAGTTGCTAACAGTTTTAAGCGCGCTATTAGGTCTGCGTGCTTGGGCTTGTAGGGGATATGTGCGGGCCTGCATATTTCGTCTATTAGGTCAAATACGGCCATTTGGTGTTTTGCCATTGCGTTTGCTGTCGGGTCTAACATGCGTCTGCTTTCCTCGCTTAGTGAGTTGTCGGGGTCTATGTACTGTTTTACTTCGCTGTATTCCATGGTAACCAACCGCTGTTACGCCATATTGCAACCATGGCACGTGTGTTAATTGTTGGGTTAAATAGATCGTCGCACGTCTCAAGTATGCCCTTGGCTTGTAGCCAGCCAGTAGGCCAATACTTGTTAGGCCGGCACCAATACCCGTTAATTTGGTAAATCGAATAACTACCGCCGTTGGTGTCGTATGCGTTAAACGCATCGCTTGTGCATCGGCTTTCACGGTTAGCCACTTTTAGCGCTGTCTCTAACTGATCTTGAGGTAAACCCTCGGCTAGGGCTAAAACGGCTACCTGCGTGCATGTGTTCACGTATGCGGGCAATGTGGTAGTTGGTGGGGTTGCCTCGTAAACGGTTGTAGGGCTTACGGGGCGGTCTAGTGCAGGGTCTGTAGGCATTGGCAATAGGTATGCAATGCCGGCAGCTGTAAGAGTAAATAGCGCGGTAAACGCGGCTTTAATAGCAAGGGTCATAGTTTCTCTAACTGGTAGGGCGTTTGCCATGTACCGCCGGCAATGGTCTTAAACGCAAGTTGGCTGGCTAACACTTCGAGGGTGTCAGGGTTTCTAAAAATCTGTACTAAGACTTCGCGCCCGTTTTCTAGTTTGCCTACAAATGCTTCATAGGTAAAGGTTTGTAATTCAGTCATGCGCGGTAAACCTCTTTTCGTCGGTAGCAAAACGGTAGTAGGCGCGTGTTACGCGGTGGGGGATGCTGGCGCTAATCCTTGTAGGTATTGGGTTACCGCTGCAGGTACTTTGTCACCGGGCCAGTAAAACCAATGCCATGGCTCGGCTGGCATTACCTCTAATGACCATCCAAACGATGGCCCTACGTCGCACATAAAGGTAAATGTTTCGCCTGACATGTTGGCAAAATCTACGGCTAGCCCGAGGTTATGGCGTGACGTGCCGGGTACTGCCATTGGTGCGTTGCCGGGCTTGAGGTAATAATTCTTGCCCTCATATACTCGAGGTTTTACGTTTGGTATTGGCTCTAGTTGGTAGCGCGCTAAAAATCCTTGACGCTGTAACGAAACGCTGCGGTACGTGTCACCCGCGCTAATGGGCTTAAATTGTTTTATACCAGCGGCAAACGCTGCAGCTCTAACCGCGTTATATGCGTTGGCTGCTAATGGGTGCAATTTGCCAAATGGCTTGATATCCACGAGCAGGCTGGCTGGTAATTCACCCGGCTTAACGTGCGCCAAATTGGCGGGCATTACCAGTTTCTTAATCGGTGGATGCACTTGAACCGGGCTTACTTTTTAGGCCGTTAGACGCAACCAGCCCGCTAAGTGTGCCAGTAAGAAAAACTAGCAACGTGCTTAGTAGGTCAATTAGTTGCGCGTCGGTGGGGGCTTGCTCGGTTGGCTGATCTACAAACAGGATGCCGTAAATAAATGCCATGACGGTAAACGAAAAACAGATAGCCATTAAACGGCCAACAAAAACTATTAGCCCTGCGTGCTGTTGCTCGGGTGTCTTAATCACAAGCGGCCTTAGTGAAACATTGGTACTCGATATTCGTTTTAGAAACTGTGCAACCACTACAACCCCAAACTACTACGCCGATTAAAAGCATGTATCCGATCATATAACGCCATTTCATTAGTTAATCGGTGTGTATGGCGGCATTATAAAATCTTTGTTTACTGGGTCATAAATGTAACCAATGCCCGCATAAGTTTTATTTGGTGCGTCTACAAATGTTTCCACCCAAATACCGAGATAACGCTCGGGGTTTTCATCTATAAACGATTGGCTAACTACGGCAACATTTGTAACTACGTTGTTTGCGTCAATTTGTGCAAAATACTGTGGCACGCTCATACCTTGAACCTCACAAGCACTAGACCTGAACCACCAGCTGCACCTGAAGCAGTTGCAGATATTCCACCACCACCGCCGCCTGTGTTTGCCGTGCCAGCGGTAGCACTACTTGAACCGCCAGCACCACCGCCACCACTTCCACCGGTACCCGCCGACGATGTACGGCCACCGCCACCGCCACCACCAACTGAACTGGTATCGGTTCCGCCTGTAAATGTTGTAAGACCTAAACCTGCGCCACCATTGCCACCGGCTGAACCCGTGGCGTTAGCGCCTACTGCAGTTGCACCGCCACCGCCGCCACCTGCAAGAGTTCCGCTTGTATGTCCTGTTCCACCGTTAAAGCCTTGGCCTACTGTGGCAACTCCACCGGTACCGCCTGACGTTAAACCAAAACCGCCACCGCCACTACCGCCCTTACCTGCTGGCGCTCGATAACCCGGCGCACCGCCACCGCTACCACCGCCCGTTGCTAATGCAAATGTTGCGATTGCTGAACCAAAACCATCGCCACCCGCTTGGTCTGTTGGTGACGCACCGCCAGCACCGATAGTAACTGTGTGCGTTGCTGCGTCAAGATAAATCGTTGTTTGCAATACTTGGCCAGCGCCACCGCCACCTGTGCCATACGCGCCGTCAGTACCGCCACCCGCGCCACCGCCGCCAACCATCAAAACATCAAACAAACCCGCTTTAGAAACCACAAGGTTGCTATCGGTCGTGAACTTAAGCATTGTGTAATTGACACCGCTAACGGTAATGCTTGAAGATGTTCCACCTGTTGCGGCACCATAGTTGGCACCGCCACCGCTAAAAAAAGTAGCAGCGCTAGAACTGGTAAATAAAAGCGTTCCACCCCCATATTGCGCCAGCGCTAGTGAACCCGAGGTAGTAACGGTTGCCGTGCCTGCCGTAATTGTGCATGTGCCAGCACCAAGGTTATAAATAGAAACGGACTGGCCAGCGCTAAAAACTGACGCATTAACCGTAATAGTCGTTGCGCCCGCATTGGTCATTTGCACTCGAGCGCCAGCGTCACCGGCAACCAACGTATGGCTAGCGGTCTTGGCGTTAATCGGTAATTCGGTTATTGCATTCATTTGCGCCGCGGTCAATACCTGCGACGCGACAAACGGGAACGGTGTAGCCATATTGGTACTTTATCCTAAAACTGGTTGCGGGTCTTGTATGTCTAATTTTCCGTAAATCGGGTCGTTAAGTATGAACTCGTAGACGATCACGGTAGGCGCCGTGTAATAGGTGACGCGGTGACCGTTTACAAAATCAAGGCGATGCTCGACACCCTCTACGCTTAATTCCTGTGCCACCTCACCGCCAGCAATGGTGTTGGTAATGGTGATCGTATCCCCGATGTCTACTAGGGCTAGCGTTTCGCGTTGGGCTGTTGTAAGCATTAAATAATCGGTTTGCACCCCGGTAAACGTGGCGTCGGGTTCCCCAACTAATAGGTAACTGGCAAGCGTTGCAGCTGCAGCGTCATTATGTAGCAGGCTGTCAGTAATGCTTACCGTTTGGATTAGGTATTTTGCTTGGCTGGCTAGATCGTCGGCAACCTCGGGGCTAGTTGCGCCTAGGTGTTGCACGCTGGCGCGGTTTACGATCTGATCTGCGTTATAGGTTATGGCAAGCGAGTTGTACGGGATGTTTGTACCGTCATCGTGAAAATCGGCTACCGGTGCGCTAAGTGTATTGCCTATTCGAGGGTCGCTATTTAGCACCCCTGTACGTGACATAAAAATACGGCCCTGCTCGGCTGCTTGTATTTGGTCTATGTAAGCCTTTACGTTGGTGCCGTTAGCAATGGTGTAGGCAGCTGCACCGCCAAGGGTTTGGGTGCCGGTAGAAATGTCACGGCTAGCAACCGGGTAAGCAACCTCGGGCAGGTCAAGTATGGCCGATAGCCGGGCGCTAGATAATTCCTCGGATACGTTAAATTCATCCATTGAGGTTTGGGCTAATAAATAAAAATCATCCGCGCAATAAACAGTAACGGTATTGTTTCCGCCCAATTCGTAGGCATAGTCATAATTCACGATCTGACCAACAAACAATTCTATAAACGTATTGGCGCTGTTGTAACGCCCAAACGAAACCCTACGCAACGGGGCAAGCGTAAACTGGCCTGCAGGGTCTACGAACGGGCTAGACGTATACAGCGGGTTTAATATCCCGCCCGCTAAATTGTCATCTAATGTAAACGACATGGTGCCAGCGCTGAACTGATCGCCAATTTCCCGACGCCCACGATTAACGGCAATGCTCTTGCTGTACTCCATCATCGGGGCAAACTCGGTAGTACCGTCTAAAACGTATTGCGTGTTATTGAGTACGCCTTTAGTCGCGCTATCCAAGGTATACGCATCTAACTGAAAACCTGTATCTATAAATAGTTCATAGTCACCGCTGGCAATAACCGAGGTAGCCATTACGAAACCGCGATATTTGCCGGGCCTGCCGCCCTGTTGTATGCGCGTATAGCGTTTACGATTGCTTCGCCAGCGGTTGCGTTAGGCACAAGGGTAGACAAGTTAATAGTTACAGGCCCACCACCCGGCATGCCTGAATTGCCACCTACCTGCAATGGGGTAACCGAGGCTACTGGCGGGCGTGTAATCGCATCGCTGAACCCCGCGCTAATGCCCTTAATGTCAGCAAGTTTTAGACCCTTAGCCTTAAGCCGTTTTTGGGCTTCATCAAATGCCGCCTCGACACCCTGCAAATATGACTTGGCGTTATCTACGCCAGCCCCAAACCATGACGCTGCAGCCTGTTGGCCAATAGTTGCTGCGGCATATTCGGCAGCCATAACTAGATCGTTGGTTTCGGCAATAGCACCTACACCGCCTGCGATTAGTTCAGCTGCGATAGCCGCGCCGCTTTCCCCGCCAGCGTCTAGCACGGCCTGTAATGCCTGTTGGCTTAAGCCCATTTCAAGCAAGGTTTTAACGTCGGTGCCGTACTTAACTATGCCGGCTACCTGATCGCGCAAGCCTTGTAGAAACCCTGCGCCTGTTTCATCGCCTGCGTCTTTAGCGTCAGCAAACGAAAACGCATCTTTTATGCTGTCGCTTACGTTGGTAGCAAAATCTGTAAACGCTACTTGTGCATCCTGTAACTGTGTTTGGGCATCCTCAAGCGCGGTTTGTAGATATTTCTTTAACGCTTCGCTTGCTTCTTTTACTTTGTCGGCCATGCTCTTTGCAGCGTTACCCGCGCCACTTAAACCCTTCTCTACTGGGCCAAGACCTTTATTTATTTCGCTTAGTTGAGGCCCAAACGGTTTAATGGTTTCCACGCTGGTTTTAGTTGCGTTCTTAAATGTGATAAACGCGCCCGCTGCAACTACAAGCCCGGCAGCAATAGCGGCAGCACCAACGCCAAGGGTTAGCGCGGTGTTAGCGGCTGCAGCCGATGCAGCAAGTGACCAGTTAAGCGCGGTAGTAACAATGGTTACAGCGTTGGCAATTACTTGCGCTGCCTTAAACGCGATCAGCGCTACCGATATTGCGCCAATGGCTGTACCTACGGCAAGCAAAACGCTTACGTGGTCTTGCGCCCAATTACCAAAACTAATGAGGTATGGCAGTACCGCTTCAACGGCTGGCAGTATTGCCATGCCGATTGCCTCGGCTGTTTCGCTTAACGCAATACCTAAGCGCTTAAATTTGCCCTCTGCCGTGTTGGCTGCAACCGCTGCAGACCCGCCAAACGTGCGCGATAACTGCGCCATAACCTCATCAAGGCTGGCACCGTCTTTAATCATTGCGTACAGCTGCGGGGATAACTGGCGCAACGCCTTAAAGTTTCCGCCATACGCCTTGGATAGCGCGTCGCTAACTGTTGCTAAATCTGTGCCGGTACCTGCCGAAACGTCAAGCGCCAAGTTGAGCGCATCGTTAGCGGTAGATAAATCCTGTGTACCTAAAACGAGTGCGGCAAGCGCGGGCCTTAACTGATCGTCGGCAACGCCAGTTTGCATAGCCATAGCGCTAATGCTTTTTTCGGTAGCGCTTATTTGTGCATCGGTTGCACCAACGACGTTTTGCAATGTTTTGGCTAGTTGGGCTTGCGCGGCGCTGTCCTCGATAGCGGCTTTAACGCTGTAGCCAGCGGCAGCGGTAAGCGCACCTAACGCGGCAACGGCTGGCAAAAATGCTTTACCCGCAATAAACCCGGCACGCTCGGAATTAGTCTCAAGTTTCTTTAGTTGGGCAATGGCTTTAGTAAACCCTGAACCGTCAAGGCTGCTAATAATCGGTATGTTAATTGCCACGAGTAAACCCTAATTTTCTGTTAGTGCGCCGGGCAACATCGTTAATTACTAACTCTACTTTGGCTTCCACGGCCTCACGGTTATTAGTAACGGCTTTGTCAATGGCTCGAGGTTGCGCGCCTGCGTCAGATTGTGCTTCAAGGTTTGTTACAAACAGGCCCTGCGTATTACGCCCGGCATGGTCATAGATTGCGCCAGCTGCGTTGGCCTGTTGAATAACCATTAACTGGTATGGCTTACTGCCATAGACCACCTGCTCGTTATGGGTTACCACGCCATCGGTAGTGCGGTTGTAGTTCACGTAGCGTTCTTTGCTAGCGCGTACACCTACCTTTACCTTAAAACCCTTTTGCACCTGATCGGTACGCCATGACGTGTTACGGCCTTTAATGAGGTTGCCTCGACGCATACCGCTAAGAGGTTCCCCGGTGCCTTTGCTGTTATCAAAATAGGCCACCATGCTGCGGGCCTCTGCAACGATTACTTGGCCCGTTGCTTGTATGTCTTTAGTGATCTGTTTACGGTAGGCAGGGTCAAAATCGTTAAGCGCTTTTAGCGCCTCTTGGATGCCATCTACTTGGGGGATAGCCGAGCGCGACGCCATTACTTACCGCCACGTTGCTTATTTAGTATTTCAATGGTGGCGTTCATATCGTCTAACTCGAATGATATCTCACTAGGCCAAAACCCTGTTGCCACTAAAATTTCGGCAAGCGCTCTACGCACCGTGCCGTTTAGGCTTTTGGGTCTAGTTGTTCTACCACTTCAATAGACGCCAACGATGATATAAACGCGTCAAGTGTTGCCGGTACCGTGATACCTGCAAAGCGCGTGGCCTCGTAACACAAATAGGCTAAATCCTCTACGCCTACACCCGATGCCATCTCGGATGCTTTGCGCTTAAATTTGCGTTCCCAACTAACGATGGTCATTAAGTTAGTTGTTACTTCATGTGAACTGCCGTCGTTAAACGTGGCTTTGAGTTGTAGTTGCATTATGCGCCTTTTCGTGTCGGGCCGTTGCCGGCTTTAATTTATACTTCGACTACTGAGTAAACGCCACCGGTAAAGGTAACGCTCATGGTGCCTAGCGCACCCATTGCCAATGTGTATGGCAACGCTTCCAAGTATGCACCGGTAAGGGTCATGGTTGGGTTAGTTGCTGTTCCCGGGCTGGTTGCTGACGGTGACCATGAAACGGTTACCTGCGTGCCTACCAAACTTTTAAGCGTTGCGTAGGTTTCCGATGCGGCAAACGACGCGTAGAGGTCAAGCTGCAGGGTTGAGTTTTCAAGGCCTGCCACGTATGAACGCGAGCCAGTTCCAAACGCGGTGCTTTCCAATGCTTCAATGGTGCGAGTAAAAACCAAACCTTGGCATTGGTCTTGCAGCGAAACTGCGCCAACGGTTACGTTTGGGTTGCTTAGGTAAGTGCTTGTGGCCATGGTGCTTTAATCCTTTGGTGTGTTCTTGTTATTAGTTTTAGCAGGTTTTGCGGTTTCGTTTGTGGATTGTTCTATAAACCCGCCCTCGACTAGCGCGGCAATGTTAATGCCGTTGGCCTCTGCACCCTCGGCGTCAAACTCTGCACCGGGTACACCTACGCGGGGGCTAATGATTATGTATGCCATTGGGTTTAGTCCTAACTCGTTTGGGCTTGCATCTCTATTGTTAAATCATACGCTGGCATTTCGGCGCCGCCGATGATTGCAATAGTTGGGCGCCCGCTGGTTACTGCCACGTTTTTGCCTAGCACCAAACTGGCTAGGTGCATTAGGTTGCGTTGCGCGTCAAGGTTGCCCGGGCCAAGGGTAATAATGCGTACCGTGTAGGTCATTTGCACGATGTTGCCACCGCCACCATAAACGCTAAACGTAGGGGCATCTATGAACGCACAAGGCGGCACGAGGTTGCGGGGGTCTGTTACTACCTGTAAGCCCGTAATGCTCGTTAGCGAGGCTGCTAGATCGTCTAGCGCCTCATTAAATAGATCGGTGTAAGCAACGGGCATTATGCCACCGCTGGTTTAGGGATACCCAACAACATTTTAATTGCCGGGCTTAGACCTACCGAGGCACCGGCAGACATGCCATCAAACGTGGCGAAATCGGTTACAGCCCCACGCTGGCGGTAGAAAAACCCGCCTAGTGAAATGGTGCCAAGCGTTACCTGACCGTTAGGTGACGTGGTAAGGCTGTCAATGTAACCAGCCTCTTGGCGTCGCGTAAATGCAAGACTGTTGGCAGCTGACGCGCATTGCGTTAGAAACGCTGTATCGAGCGCCGACGCTGTACCAATGCCGAGCCAGTCCTCAATTTGGGTAGCCGTAATCCATGTGCAGGTTTCGGTAAATGTAATTGTTCCGGTAGACGCGGTGCGCTGTACGTCTGTACCTACGCAAGCGTAAAGCACCTGATTAGGTACAGGTATTTCGTAGTTGAACAGTAAATCGCCCTCATCGTCAATACCGATAAATAGGTACTCGGGTTTGTCATAGCAAACAAACGTGCCATTAAACGGTACTGCAACGGAACCAACCGTAAAGGTTCCGCCTACAACTAAATCATTAGGTGTAAGAGTTTGCAGTACCGCGTAATTGCTAAGTAACTGTTTATGTGTGACCGTGTAAGCGGCCATAACTGGCCTCTTTTCCGATTATCAGACGAACTTAACGAACTTGGTAGCGTCTGCCATGAACGCTGCAGCGTAACCGCGGTAAGCGATTGTGCGGCCTAGCGTGCTTGGCACGTCTACCGAGATTGCACCCTTTTGCTGTTCGTAGAACTCGAACCCTGCTGCAGGGCCAGCGGCGTGGCCCATGAATGAACCCGGCGCATGCTTGTCTACTACAAGAACCAAACCGAGTGGGTTTCCGTTCCAGTTAGCTGCTGACAATTCGCCCGGTGCGTTCATTGCGCCGATCTGTGGGAATACTGGTCGGCCTGTGGTGTCTACAAGCGAGCCAAGTGCTGCCCACGTTGCAGGTGTTACCACCATGTGCGTTGGCAAGTAGTTGCTGCTTGCACTGATCTGACGCGCACCATCGTAAATCGCTGCAATCCAGTCGGCTGGGTCTGATGTGTCTGCGACGCTCGAGGTTTGGGTAATTGCTGCATGGCAAGTGTCTACTGCGTAGTTGTCGGTTGCTTGGCCGTAGGCGATTGCCAACTGGTTAAGCACGATGTTGATTGAGGCTGGGTCAGTCCAGTCAAGGTCTTGTTCCGACATTGTGACGTATGTTCCGAACGTCAATTTATTTACGTTGTTGTTTGCAACTGTAACGGTGCTTGGGTCAAGCGGGTTCAGTTGGCCTGTTGGTTGCTGTGTTACTACAGGGCGAACCGTGATAACAGGGCGGCGGAATGTTGCACCACTCTGCGGCATTGCACGCGAACCGATTGCGCTAACAAATGGGCGAATTGGGTTAAGCCCATCAAACACGCTGCCGGTAATAATTTCGGGCAGGATGCCGGGTGTATCAGAAGTAGTAATGTTTGGCGCTGCAGCTTGAATACGTGCGTTCATTTCTGCAAGTACGCCGCCACCTTGAAAAGTTGCTGCAATAAATTCAGATGCCGACGGCAACTTAAAGTTGCGTGCTTGCGCGTACAATGGTTGCGCCATTGGTGCGGCTTCGATAACTGCTGGGGTTTCTACTGGCTGTGACATTTCGTTGATCTCCTCTACGGGTTCCTGTTCACTATTTAACACTACTTCAGTTTCCTCTTGGTGGATACTGGCTGCAACCCGATCTACGGATGCCCCGGCAAACGCACCAAATGGCACTAGGGATAATTCCTGCCATGACGCCTCGGCAATAACCATGGTGCCGTTTTCGTCGTAACTAAATTTTGTTGGGTTTACGCCAACGGATACAGCGTCTAAAACGCCATCGGCAGCTAATACCAGCGCCTCGTTACCTAGCGTGGTTTCGCTAATGCGGGCCTCGTACATCATGCCGCCCGGTGTATCCACCATGCTCGTTACTAAGCCCACGGCCTGCGTACTGTCATGCCCTAAATAAAGTTTGGGCATTTTGCCACCGGCGTTAAGGCTGCCGGGCATAAACATAACCTTGGTGCCATCGCTTACCGTGGCTTCCACGTTGTAGGGCAACGCCAACCCGGCAAGGGTGCGGCGTGGCATACCATCGGGGCCAGCGGCATCGAGTGTTAATTCTTGTTGTGTTAATTTAAGCATTAGGCATTACTCCCGTTTCTGCGGTGTCGTAACTTTCGTTTTCTTTTTCCATTAAATAGTTTTCGCTTAGGTAATCGTCAATATCAAACTTGACATAGGTTCCACGCGGTAGCACGTTGTCGGCGCTAAGTGTTTCGCTTATGCAGTCCATAAACAATTTGGCGCCAAACATGTACAAATCCTGCCGGGCTTGTGTGCTGTTTTGGTAACTGTATGAGCCAGTAGCGACGCCGAGTAAGTAAGGGGGGCAATTTGCGAGCCTTGCGATCTCGAGTGCTTGGTATTCCGATGCCTCTACCAGCATTTGTTTGCTTGGGTCTGTAGTTGTTTCGGTGTAGGTAACAAATTCGTTTAGCGCTGCAACCGTATTAGTTAAACGCGCTGCCTCAAATGATTGGCTCAACTGTTGCAATTCCTCGGCGCTTAATGGCTCGCCACCTACTTGGCGCAATACGCCATTAGGCAAACTGTTAGCAGCTGAACGTAACCGCGCACCCTCAAGTTTTAGCGAAGTTAAAACAGCGTTAGGGCTAGTAAATAACAAACCTTGTATAGGGCTAATGAACTGCACCACGTCGCGGTGATCTACTGGCAAACCGCTAAACATAATTTGTTTAGACGGCGCGAAAAATACAGGGCCTGCCTGATCTTGTGTTAGCACCATTGCGCTAGGCATACGCTGAAACGCCATAGGAAAGCCATCAGCCGATCTCTTTGTAACGGCGAGGAAGGCTCGCTGCGTAAAAAATAAATCATCAAATAACCACGCAAATAGTGTGCTGTTTGGTAGCGATGGGTCAAGGCGGCGCAACCAACTACGTGGCGCAATATCCACCTCTTCCATTTCCTCGCCGTTCCACATTTCGTTATACATTTTTAGCGGGGTGCAACCAATGACGCTGGCCAACAGGTCACGCGCTCGAGTAATTGCCGGCACGCTCATTGCGCGTTGGCGGGTGTTGCCTTGTGTAAACGCGTAGAAATTGTCTAGTTGTGACATGCCAACATTGCTGCCGGCTGCAGCCTTTACTACTGGTTGCGCGGCGTCGGTAGTTGCACGTGTGAAAAGGCCCATAGGTTTAGTTTGCCATATCTAGTAAATGTTTGGTGGCATCGGC